GGCGGCGCTCCTGATATCGCCCTTGAGGCTTCACCGGAAGCCCCGCGCCGAAACCTTCATCGAACGAAGGGGGATTCCCAAGGCGCGCCGAATAGACCAGAATCGCAGCCAGGGCGCGGGGGTCGGGCGCGGGACGGATGGGCGGGGGTGCGGGATGAGCATGGAAGACGATCCTGTCGCGCCTGTCGAGGCGCGGGGCTATGAGATCGCCGGCGAGGGCAGCTTCGAGATTTCAAGTTTCGACGCGCAAGGGCCGGTTGGCCGGAAGTTCCTCGCCGACCGCACCACTCCCTTCCGCGCGCTGATGGGGCCATGGGGCAGCGGCAAGACGAACCTCGTGTTCATGGACCTGCACACCTGGGCGGTGGAGATGCCGCTATGCCGCATCGACGGGCGCTATGTGCGCCCCTTCAAGGGCACCACCTGCCGCGACACCTACCGCAACCTCAAGGCCACCCTGCAAAGCTGGCATGGCTGGTATCCGGCCAACGAAGGCGAGTTCACCGGCGGCGTGGACCGTCCGGCCATGCACAAGCTGGAGTTCGCCCTCCCGGATGGCAGCATCCTCCAGCTCCAGCATGAGTTCATCGCCATCGGCGACCAGTCGGTCGAGATGGCGTTGCTGGGCTATGAGGGCAACTGGTTCAACATGGAGGAGTGGACCACGCTGTCGCCTGATCTGGCCACATATGCGTGGGGCCGGCTTGGCCGCTATCCAAGGCCGGACCTGCTGGTCAACCCCGCTGACCGCTTCAAGCGACCGCGCCGCATGGTCGCGAGCTACAACGCGCCGGAGGAGGGCCATCACGTCTATGATTATTTCGAGGTCAATCCGAAGCCTGACTTCGCCAAGCTCTACAAGCAGCCTTCCGGCCTCTCGCCCGACGCCGAGAACCTGAACAATCTGCCGCCGAACTACTATGCGGATCAGGTCGCCGCGAACGACAAATGGTGGACCCGGCGCTTCGTCGAGAACAAATACGGGTTCAGCCGCGCCGGCCAGCCGGTCTTCGCCGCCGAATACGATGATGACCTGCATTGCGCGCGGGATGCGCCGAAGGTGCATGACCTGCCGATCCGGATCGGCATCGACGGCGGCATGGGCCTGCACCCGGCCATGGTCATCTACCAGTGGACGCCGGATGGCCAGTTCATCGCGCACAAGGAGGTCTATCTCGGGCGCTGCGGCCCCCAGCGCTTCGCCGATGCGGCGCGCGCCGCCATCGAGCAGGAGTTCCCGCGCCTGCGCATCGAGGCGGGCCATATCGATCCTTCCGCCCTGTTCGGCCTTGACAAGGAGAGCGGCGAGACCGGCTTCGTCGACATCCTGTCGCGGGCGCTGGGCTGCGCCATCGTCGGAACCGACACCAACGAAATCTCCACCCGGCTCGCCGCGATCTCGTCGCAACTGATGCTGCGCACGGTCGCCGGCCCGGCGCTGGTCATCTCGCCGCGCTGCACATGGCTGAGGCGCGGCTTCAACAACCAGTATCGCTACCGGAAGGACCAGCAGGGCCAGCTCACCGGCGAACTGAAACCGGACAAGACGGAGGCCTCGCACCTCATGGACGCCCTTCAATACGGGCTGCTCGGTTCCCTTGGATCGGCCGGAATCATCCGCCTGACGCGCCCGCGCGCCTCGGCCACCGGCGCATGGGGAGAACGACGTCAGCCTGCGGCCATCAAGACCGACTTCGACGTGTGGCAATCATGAGCGGGTTCGCGTGGCAGGTGGGGGAGATTGACGCGAGCGAGGCCGTCGCCTTCTTCGAGGACCATTGCGCAGCCGCGCCGCAGGATGTCGCGCTCGCCGTCACGCAATTGGTCGGCGCGACCGTCACCGGCTGCCTGAAATCCGGCGGCGTGGTCTATGCCGTGTGCGGCGTCACGCAGACCAGCGCGGGCTTCGAGTTCTGGCAGTGGCTGGCCCCCGCCGACCGCTTCACCCCTCGCATGGTGCGGGCGCTGGTCGTCACGGCGCGCGCATGGCTGCCCCGCCTCGCCGCCCGTGCCCTGCCACGCCATCTGGTGATCCACACGCGGTCGGTGGCCGGCGAGCGCTTGCTGCGCGTCGCGGGTCGCTTCGCCGTGAAAGACTGCCCGTCATTCGGTCCTCAGGGCCTCGTGACGCGGTGGATCATTCGGCATGAGCATCTTCAAGAAGTGGATCAGGAACCTCATTCCGGGCCAGATCAGCGAGAACAAGCAGATCGCGGCCACGGCGGTCGTTGAACAGGCGGCGGTCGCCGCCAGCGAGGCGGCGGCGAGCGCCAACGCCTCCGCCGCCATCCCGGTGCTCAAAAGCAACGAGGACGCCGCCGCCCAGATCGCGGCTGACCGCGCCAAGGAACAGCAGCGTCAGGCGCAGGAGGACGAAAGGCTGGCTGCGCTGGCGCGTGTCCGCGACCGTGGCAGGCGACGGGGAATGACCGGGTTCATCTCCGACATTCCGATGCCGGGCCTGCTCGGATGAAGCGCAGCGCCCTGACGCTGGATGATGTCCGGCTTGTGTCCGAAGACGCATGGCGCGAACGCCGGCTCTGGGACGGCGTGCTGGACGAAGTGCACAGCTATGTGCTGCCGTTCCGCCGCAGCGCCAGCCTTGGGGCGCCGGGCCGCAACGAACTCTACGACTCGACCGCCATCCACAGCGCGCTGCGCTGCGCAGGCCGCATCCAGCAGGATCTGTTCCCGCCCGGCATGAACTTCTACGAGTTGCTTTCCGGCCCGCTGGTCACGGACGAGCGCGACAAGCAGCAGCTGAACGCCATGCTCCAAGGCGTCGGCGCAATCGCCGGCGCGGTGTTCCGCGACCCGACATGGGACACCTCCGTCTCGGAGGCCTGCCTCGACATTCTTGGCGGCACGTCCGCCCAGCTGGTGCTCGATGGCGATGACCGCCGCATGGCCGGTTTCAAGACCGTGCCGATCCAGGAGATCGCGCTGGCCGAAGGCCCATGGGGCGAGGTCGAGTTCGTCTCCTGGAAGCGCAAATGGCAGGCGCGCCATCTGCCGCGTCTGTTCAGGGGTGGTTCGTTCCCGGCCAGCGTCGTCACCATGATCGAGAAAAGCCCATCCCAGGCCATCGAAATCATGCAGGACACGATCTACGATCCGTCCATCGACCGCTGGCTTTTTGTCGCCTACCTAGCGCAGGAAAAGCACGAGATCAGCCGGCGTCTCTACCGCAAGAAGCGCTGGATCACGCCGCGATTCTTCAAGCTGCCGGGCGAGACCATGGGCCGTGGTCCCGCCATGCTGGCGCTGCCCAACGCCAAGACCCTGAACCGCACCATGGAGCTGGTGCTGAAATCCGCCGCGCTTGGGCTGTTCGGCGTCTATCTCTACCAGGACGACAATGTGTTCGATCCGACCCGCGCGGTCATGAAGCCGGGCGCGCTGTGGAAGGTGAGCCGCACGGGCGGCATGAACGGCGCGCCGATCACGCCACTGGAGGTGGGGCGCAATTTCGACATCTCCAACATCGTCCTGTCCGACCAGCGCGAACAGGTGCGCGTCGCCCTGTTCGACGAACCGCTGCCGGACCTCAAGGACAGCGTGCGGTCGCCCTCGGAGATCATGGAGCGGCTGCGCCGCAACTATCGCGACTTCGCCGGGGCGACCGGGCGGCTCACCATCGAATGGGTCAAGCCCGCCGTCGAGGCCGTCATCGACGTGCTCGAGGAGAAGGGCGCGCTGCCCACAAGGCTGAACATCGACCAGATGATGGCCCAGATCACCGTGACCAGCCGGCTGGGGCGGGCGCAGGCGCTGGATGACGTGCAGAAGCTTGTCGAGGGCGCGCAGATCGCCGCGACGCTCGGCGGCGACCAGGCCATGCAGCTCTACGCCAAGATCGAGACCATCCTGCCGGACGTGCTGCGCAAGCTCGGCTGGAATGAGAGCTACATCCGCCCGCTGGATGAACGTCAGGCCGCGCAGGCGCGCGACCAGCAGATGCAGCAGGCGCAGATGGCCATCGACATGATGTCGAAGCTGCCACAGCCCGGCCCCGCCGCGCCGCCCCTCAGGCTGGCGGCTTAAGCCATGGGCGGCGGGCCGGACCTCGAAAGCATCATCGACGCGGCGCGCGAGGGCGAGTGGAGCGCCTTCGACCGTGTGGACGGGGCCTTGCGCAAGCTCACGGAAGATCAGCGGCGCGAGCGCGAGACGCTGGCCCGCATGGTCGCGTCGGTGCTGGCGACGCCCGCCGGCGAGCATGTGATGCGCTGGCTGGTCAACACCTATGTGCTGCGCACCGCCTACCATCCCGATCTTGGCAATGACCTCAACAGCGTCGCCATGAACGGCATCTGGAATTCGGCGCAGGCCGAACTGGTCAAGCAGTTGCTCGGCCTCGCCACCCAGGGCGGCGGCTGGCTCAAACCGGAGGGACGGAACGATGTTGCGAAGCTGGATGATGCGGGGCCTGATCCTCAGGTCGCCTGACGGCGTGGCGGGCGGCGGTGCCGCAGTCGCGGGTTTTGACGGCGGCGGCGACGCGGACGGAAAGGGAGCGGGCGGACAGGCTGCGGGCGCAGCCGCTGCGGGCCAGCCGGGCGGGCAGGCTGCGGGCGAAGCCGGTTCATCCGGCGACACGCGGCCCTATCGCCCCGATGGCCTGCCGGACCACTTCGCCGGCGGCAATGACCGGGAGACCATCGACAAGCTCCATGGCGCGCTGACCGGGTTCCGCCAGCAGGCGGCGGAGCGCGGGGCCGTGCCCGCCGCACCCGACAAATACGAGATCAAGCTGGAAGGACCGCTGGCCGCAAGGCTGCCGAAGCTTGGCGCTGACCCGGCCATGAAGCCGCTGTTCGAGGCCTTTCTCGACGCCGGCGTGACCGACAAGCAGGCAGCCAAGATCGTGCCCGGTTTCCTCGACCGTCTGGAGAAGGCGGGGATGCTGGCGCAGCCGCTGGATATGCAGGCCGAAATGGCGAAGATCGACGCCAATCCGGCTGTGGCGCAGCAGAAGCTGGGGGCCAACAAGGCGTGGATCGAGAACGCGACGAAGAACGGCGGCATCGACGCCGAGATGGCGGCGGACCTCGATCTGCTTCTCGTGACCGCCGCCGGCAACCGTGTCATCGACAGGCTGCGTCAGGCGGCGCAGGCCGGCGGCTATGTCGCAGCGCCGGGGGCCGGCGACCAGGGCGGGTTGGTCGTGCCGAAGACGATGGCCGAGGCGACGGCGCTGGCGGGCGATCCGCGCTACTCGACCCGCTCCGACAAATACGACGCGAAGTTCCGCGCAGATGCCGACCGCGCCATCGACGCCTTCAACGCCGCCAAAGCGGCCTCATAGTCACGCGGCGTCGCCTGTCGCGCGCCTCGGTTAGGTTCTCCCTGCACGAGACGCGCGACCCGGCGCGAGGCTGGCTATCGGAGGGCTCAGCGCTCCGACCCGGCCAGACGCCGGCCATCATCGGTTCGTCAGGCTGACAACCCATCAACCGAGACGAGGCAACCATGCCCATCCAGACACCCGCTTGGTATGAGACCAAGTATTCCCCGCAGGTCATGCAGCTGTTCCAGGCGCAGGGCTACCGGCTCAAGAACACCGTCGCCGCCGGCGACCACACCGGCGGCGACAAGTTCCGCTTCCGGCTGGCCGGCAGGATGACCGCCAATGAGCGCGGCAACGGCAAATACACATTCAACAACGCCGGTCGCACCGCAATCGAAGTGGCGGCGAAGGACTATGACGCCGCCGAGAAGCTGGCGGAATCCGATCTCACCCGCATGGGGCCTAACGAGATCGACGCCGCAGCCTATGCCGGCGCGATGGCCTGCGGACGCAAGGCCGACCAGATCATCATCCAGCAGGGCCTGCACGCCCTCTCGGACGGCGCGCTGGGGACCAACCTGATCGGCGCATTCGCGAATGACTTCACGCTCGCGATGGCGCTCCAGGTTCCGGAGAAGTTCGGCGACATGGATGTGCCTGATGACGGAAACCGCTTCTGCGCGATCCCGAACCGCTGGTGGACCATCCTCATGGGCTATGAGGAGTTCTCCAGCGCCGACTACAATGGCCCGGACCTGCCCTTCGTGAAGGGCGGCAACGCCCGCTCGTGGAACGGCGTCAACTGGATGGCGATGTCGAACTTCCCGGAGCGCGGCTTCCTGCCGACCTCTGGCGCGGCCATCGGCGGCGGCGATGTGAGGGGCGTCGAGGCCTATGGCTACGCCTGGCACAAGGACGCCATCGGCGTGGGCCTCATCGGCAATGGCGAGGTGCGCTCGCGCCTCAAGGAGATGCCGGACGAACCGACCGTGGTTTCGGTCAACACCTTCTCGATGGCGGCGGTCAACATCCAGAACGACGGCGTCATCCGCATCAAGGCCAAGACCGACAGCGCGATTCCGTCGCAAGCGGCGTGAACATTTAGCACCCACGCCTGCGCGGCGTGGGTGAACCTCTCCATCTGGACCCATCAACCGGAGCGATCACATGCCTTTCACAGCAAACAGCTTGCACCGCAGCCGGTCGATCCCGACCGGTCTTGGCGCGGGCAATGTCAACACCATCGGCTTCTTCGATTACGCCAGCGCCGATGCGCAGGCCACCATCGCGGCGGCGGGCTATTTCAACGGCGCGCGCGAGCAGTTGACCACGGGTTCGGTCATCACGGCGGTCGGCACGGTGAACGCCACGCCGACCGTCGAATTCTACGTCGTCACGGCGGTGCCGGCGAGCGGCAACGTCACCGTGGGTGTCGAGGCTGGCACGGCCTGATCCTGAGCCACTGGCCCGGCTGCTGGGCGGCAAGCCGGGGCAGGTGTGGCGGCGCGAGGCCCTCTCTGGCTTCGCGCCGCCTGTCCATTGAAGGGCGTCGATCATGGAACTGACCCACACACTGATCTGCCAGCGGGCGCTGACCGCCATCGGCGCGAGGCCCATCCGCGACATCAACGAGGACACGGAGCGCGCCCGCGCCTGCAAGCACGCCTATGACACCATGCTTGACGCGCTGCTCGATGCGCGGCGCTGGTCGTTCGCGTATCGGCTTTACCGCCTGAGCCAGATCAACGCGCCCGCACCTCCCGGCTGGCTCTATAGTTACCAGCTGCCCGCTGCCCGCATCGGCGCGCCGCGTGTCGTCTATGACCGGGCCGAACTTGACCGGCCCATCGACACCTATGAGCTGGCCGGCGGTTCGCTTCTCGCCAACGCGCCGCAGGTGTGGGCGCGCTGCCTCACGCGCCCGGAGCCTCGCGACTGGACAGGCGGCTTCGTGCAGCTTGCCGTCACCGCCATCGCCGCCGCTCTCGCCATGCCGGTGCGCCGCGCAGCCGGCCTCCAGGAGCGGTTGCTGGTCGAAGCCTTCGGCACCAACGCCAGCATGGGGCGCGGCGGGCTGTTCAAGCTGGCGGCGGACGCCGATTTCGCGGCTGAACCCGACAGCGACCTGCCCGCCGGGCGGGCGCTGCTGGGGCGCACCGCGCCAGCCGACGAACCGCCGAGCTACCGGTTCTGACATGCCTTCCCAGACCATCACGCAAAGCTCCTTCACCGCAGGCGAGATCGATCCCCGGCTGGCGCGCCGTGACGATGTGAAGCCGTTCTACATCTCCGCATCGCGGATGCTGAACTTCATACCGCTGCCTTTCGGCGGCTGGGAGCGGCGCGGCGGCACGCGGCATGGCGCATGGCTCCGCCCGGTGCTGAACGAGGTCACATATGGGGCCGGCGATGTCGTGCTTTCGGGGATGATTTCCGGCACGGCGTCCAACCTCAACGACAACAATCTGGCGACGGGGCTGATTTTCGCCGCCCCCGCGCTCAACGCCGTGCCGATCCTGATCGACCTGCAATCGGTTCGCGCCGTCGCGGCGCTCGACGTGATCAACCTGTCCTGCGCCGCCGGCGGCGGCGTCGACCAGATCGAGGCGCAGGTCTCGCCCGACCTGGTGACATGGACGCCGTTGCATGACCGCAAGGACATCGGCACGACGCAGCGCACGCGACGGTTCGCCAGCGAGGCGCGCGGCGCGCTGCCGGTGCGTTATGTGAGGCTCCAGATCGTCGGCGTCGCCATCGCGGGAACCTTTGCGCTCGCCGGCCTGCGGCTCTGGGAGGAGAGCGCGCTATCTTCGCCCTGCAAGCTCATGTCGTTCTCGCCAGAGGAGGGTGTGCATTACCATCTGGCGGTCACGGTCGGGAACATCGACATCTTCCGCAACAGCGTGCGGGTCGCGAGCGTGCCGGTTCCCTATGCCGCCGGCCAGATCGCGGCGCTGACCGTGGCGCAGGATTTCGACACCTTCGTGATCTTCCACCCCGATGTGGTGCCCTTCGTCCTGTTCAGGCAGGGCAGCGACGGCGAATGGGATGCGCGTGACGCCGCGTTCTCGAATGTGCCGACCGAGAGCTTCAATGGAGGCGCTGCGGAGCCGATCATGTCAGCGTCGCGGGGCTGGCCCTCATGCGGCGCATTCTTCCAAAGCCGGCTGGTCATCGCAGGGCTGCGCTCACGAGCCGCGACCCTGCTGATCTCGGTGCTCGGCTCACCCTACAATTTCAACACCGCCGGCACGCTCGCCACCGACGCCATCCGCGCCGACATCGACGGCGACGAATCCGAATCGCCCCGCATCGTCAGGGTGCGCGGTGGGCGCAAGCTCGAAATCTACGCCACCAACGCATTCTATTTCCTGTCCAACTCGGTCATCGCCAAGGGCGAAGCCTTCGGCATCACGCAGGCGCACCGCACCGGAGCGGCGCGCGGGCCGCGTGTGGTCGATCTCGACGGCGCGTCGCTCTATGTCCAGGCGGGCGGGCAGGTGCTGCGCGAGCTGGTCTATGACGACGCCGAGCAGAACTACCGCGCCAACCCGATCTCCACCCTGTCCTCGCATCTCATCAAGAACCCGGTCGATCTGGCCAAGCGCAGGTCCACCTCCACCACCGACGCCGATCTGATCTACATGCCGCTCGCCGATGGCACGGTGACGGCGCTTTCGACATTGCGCGCCCAGGAAGTGACCGGCTTCGCCGCCCTCGATTTCGGCGGGCGCGTCAGCGCATGTTCGGTGAGCGGCGACAACCAGATCGCGCTGGCGGTGGAGAGGGGCGGTTCGGGCCGCATCGAATTCTGCGACGACGCCCTGCTGCTCGATGGCGCGGTGACACGCACGCTCGCGCCGGCCAGCGCGACTGTCACAGGCCTCTCGCACCTGAACGGCCTGAGTGTCTATGCCATCGCGGACGGAACACCGCTGGGACCATTCACCGTCGCCGCTGGCGCCATCGCCCTCGACCGGCTGGCGACGCAGGTCGAGGTCGGCGTCTGGACGCCGGGCCGGTTCCGTATGCACCGCGCCAGCGGCACCGGCGACGCCAAGATTCCGCAGGATGCATTCATCGACGTGCCTGTGGTCACGATCCAGTGCGATGGCTGCGGCCCCTTCCGCGCCCGCGTCGATGGGGGAGAGTGGCAGGAATGCTGGCCGGAGCCGCTGCCGCTCACGCTCGACAAGCCGCTCGCCGAACGGCTGTTCGCCGGGGCTGTCGAGATCGACGGCTTCCTCCTAGACGACTCGCCGTCCGCCAACGGTCAATTGGAACTTGAGCAAATTCTGCCGGCGCGGTTCCGCGTGCTGGCGGTCACGCGCTACGTCATCTTTTGAAAGGGGCCTCCCATGGCTGAACTCGTTGTCGGAGCGATCACGGCGCTGTCGAGCGTCGCAAGCACGGTCGCGACCACCGTGGGTTCCACCGTGGCCACGGTGGGCACCGCCCTGACCGGGACGACCGTTGCTTCCGGCGGCGTCATTCCCACCATCATGAGCGGCCTCGGCATGGTCGGCACGGTGGGGTCTCTGGCCCTTTCGGTGATGCAGGGCGGCGCGACCGCCTTCCAGGCGTCCAGCCAGCTTTCGGCGGGCAAGCGCGCCATGTCGTCGGGCATGGAGCAATTCCAGTATGATCAGGCGCGGGCCTCGAATGAGGAGCTTTCCGGCGAACAGAAGATCGGCGACCTCAAGGCAAAGCTCGCGCGTGACCAGGCCAACATGATGGTGGCCCATGCCGCGTCCGGCCTCGACGTGTCGGCGGGCGAACCGGTGGACGCCGCGCGCCGCGCGGAGGACGACACCAACCGCCAGATAGACGTGGAGCGCAGCAATGCCTCTCTCCGGGCCTATGCCCGACGACGCGCGGCGAAGCAGGCGCTGAACGCCGGCTTCGCCGCGCGGGAGGCGGCGGGCGTGCAGGCAGCCGGCTCCGTGGCGAAATGGGCCATCCAGGACATAGCCCGTGGCACGGTGAAGCCCTCGCAGAACCCGATGGAGGAGGAGTGATGGCCAACCTCAACCGCCAGGCCGTCGCGCCGGGCTGGAAGCCGGCGGCAGGCGGAGAGAGGGACACGCGCGCCCTGCCGGACATGTCGGCGGACAATTCATGGTCAAAGGTCGCCACCGTCGAGGCATCGGTGTTCGGCGAGATCGCGACGCAGATCGGCGCATGGGCCGACAAGGCCACGGTGCAGGAGGCGCAGCGGATCGGCATGGCGGATGGCGAGGCCGGCGAGATCAGGCCGCAGCGCAACGCCACGCTGGCCGGCCAAGCCTATGACCAGACGGCCTTCAAGACCTTCGCCACGCAGGTCGAGGGCCGGATGCGCGAGGACGGCCAGAAGGCCTATCTCCAGCACAGCCAGGACCCGCAGGCGCTGAATGCGGCGCTCGGCGCGATCAAATCGAAATACGCGGATGAACTCAGCGATCATGTCGAGGTGCGCGTGCCCGTCATGGAGAGCTGGCAGCGCAGCTCCGGGGCCTATGTCTTCCAGGCGCAGCGCGACTTCAACGAAAAGCAGCGCAGCGAGGCGCGGCAGACGGCGCTCATCGATCTCACCGAACGCCAGAACGACCTGCACCGGCGCGGCGTCTTCGGCGCGGGCGACCCGTCCAACCCGAAACGGATCACCGCCGATCTGGAGGAGTTCGACCGCAGGGTCGATGAGAACCCCGATCTGTCGCCGGGCCAGCGTTACAAGCTCAAGGGCGAGGCGAGGACGCGGGCGAGCGAGGGCATGGTCTATGGGGCCATAGAGACCGCGAAAACTCCGGCCGATCTCGACCGGCTGGAGACCAAGCTTTCGGAGGCCTACCGATCGAAGCAGGGCGTCGGCAAGCTGATGACGCCCGACGCCTTTGAACGTGCGACGGCAGCCATCGAAACCCGCCGCAACAAGATGGCCCAACAGCAGACCCGCTCCGTCTCCGCCGTCTCAGGCGCGCTCGATGAGGTGATCAAATCAGAAACCTCGGGGATCGCCGTCACCAATGAGCGCTTCAACGAGGTGCTGGTCGCGGCGACCGGCGTGGATGATCCGGCATCCGGCATCGACCAGAAGGTGGCGGCGGCGCGGCGCGCGCGCACCGAACGCGAACGGCTCTATGGCGCGCCTTCCGGGGTGCGCGCATCGATCATCTCGGAGCTGACCAACAAGGAGAGCCGCGACGGGCTTTCGGGCGATGAACAACTGAGGCTTTCGACCGCCCGCAATATCGAGGCGCGATTCCAGAAATATGCGAAGGAAGACCCGGTGGCCGGCGGCGAGGCCTTCTCCGGCGTCAAGATCGCCGATCTGCCCTTCGACGGCGAGCCGGACAAGCTGGCGGCGGCGGCGCGAGACCGGGTGAGCGCGGCGCAGATGAACAGCCGGTTCTTCGGGTTCGAGACGCGCTATCTCAAGAACGCCGAGCGCGACCGGCTGCGCGAGCTGGCCCGCACCGATCCTGAAAAAGCGGTGGTGGTGGCCAAGGCGGTGTCGGACGCCTTCGGGGAACGCGGTGGCGCGGTGCTGCGCGAGCTGGGCGACGATCTGCCGGTGGCGGCGACGGCGATCAACTCCGGCAACAGCCGCCTGATCGGCGACGTGACGGCTGCGGCGGCGCGCCAGAAGGCCGGGCTGAAGGACGCAAGACCCTCGGAACGCGACGTGCGCGCCGTCCTGGCGGAACAGAAGCTCGATGTGCTGTTCACCGACCGCCCCGGCGAATTGAAGAGGTTCACCGAGACGGTCGGCACGGCGGTGTCGCAGCGGCTTGGCGGCGTCAAGGATTTCGACCTCAACGACCCGGCACACAAGAAACTGGTACGCGAGGCCTTCGACGACGCGCTTGGCCGCAAGGTGGTGATGGGGCGCGAATATGGCGGCGCGGCCCGCATCAACGGCCATATGACCGTCGCGCCATCGACGGTGCCGCGCGACGATTTCGGGACGGTGATCGCGCTCATCAACGACGCCGATCTGGCGGCGGTGAACCTCAAGCCGACGCTGGGCGGCAAGCCGGCGCAGATGCGCGACCTTCGCGAGGCGCGGTGGGTGCCCATCGGCGGCGACCGCTACCGGCTGGCGCTGGGCGACCCGGCGCGCGGCTTCGCGCAATATGTCGCCGCAGGCGGAGCCATCGACGCCCCGATGGGGCTGGCCGACAGGCCCCTTGAGATCGACCTGTCGGAAGGCTCGCCGCTGACGATCCGCCTGACCGAACGCCTGCCCCGGCTGTTTGCGCCAGGGCAGCGCCACCGGCCCACGGTCACCGGAAAGAAGCCGGAATGAGCGGCTTCAGCTTTCTCGATCCCGACACCGGCCCGCAGGATCTTGCGCAAGGCGGCACGCCCGGCTTCGGCGAGCTGGCCGACGCCTCCTATGAGCAGGCCCGCCTGATCGGCAATGTCGGCGGGCGCGACGAGCAGATGGCGCGCGCCTACGAGGCCCGCAACGCCCGCATCAAGCAGGCCTTCGGCGTGGCGCTGCCCAATCCGGTGAGGGACTGGCACAGCTTCGACCCCGCGACGGAACGGGGCCGCGTGGGGCGCCTGCCTGAAAACTCCTCGCAGGCCCGCAGCGACATGCTGGACTGGTATCAGCGCAAGACCGCGATGCTGGCGGCGCAGAACCCCGACCGCTACCGCGCGCTGGCCCTGGACAAGCCCGCCGACATCGAGGCGGACGAGATCGCACAGGCCGCCATCGCGCGGGGCAACGAGCTGGCCTCGCGAACGACCGGCACGGTGATGCCGATGATCGCCAGCCTGTGGGGAGGCCTCAAGGCGTCGCCCTTCGATCCGGTCAACGTCGCGACGCTGCCGCTGGGCGGCGGCGGGCGCACGGTGCTGATGCGCGTGTTCTCGGCGGCGGCGGCGAACGCCGGGACGGAACTGGCCTCGGCTCCGCTCACCGCCACGCAGAAGCGCGAGGCGGGCATGGAGACGGGCATCGGAGAAACCGCCAAGGACATGGCCGTCGCCGGCGTGTTCGGCGGGGGCGTGCAAGGCGCTGGCGAGGCGCTGGCGGCTGGCCTCCGGCGCGGAGGACGGGCGCTGACGCCGGAACAGAAGATCGTCCAGGCGGCGCAGGCTGACCCGGCGAAGTTCCGCGCCGCCATGGCCGGCGACGACAAGGCGCTCGCCGACATCGCCCGCTCCGTGGCGGGCGAGCGGGACGATGTGCGCGGCGCGGCGACGGTGATGCGGCAGGAAGCCGCCCTTGAGGCGCGCCGCCCGGCGAATGTCGATGCCGCCGAACATGTGCGAGCCGTCGATGACGCCACGCGCTATCTCGATGACCCGCACGCATCCGCGCCGGTGATCCCGCAGCCCGTGCCGGAGCGGGCGGCGACCCGCGTGGCCGACACCTTCGCCGATCTGCCGGAGCCGCAGCCGGGCCAGCGGCTCATGCTCGATGGCCGGCCCTATGACAAGCGAAGCCTTGATCCGCGCGCGCTCGGCTTCGAGGCGGACACGTTCCAATACAAGCTGGGGGGAGATGCGCGCGGGGTGCGCAACGATCTGGCCAGCGTGGACAAATGGGACGCAATGGCGGCGCAGGCCGTGATGGCCTTCGAGCGCAAGGATGGGCGGCTGTTGGTCGCGGATGGCCACCAGCGCACCGGCCTCGCGACAAGGCTGCTGGCGGAGGGCAAGGAGAAGGCGATAGGCCTCGACGCCTTCGTGTTCCGCGAGGCCGATGGCTGGACGCCATCGGAAGTGAGGGCGCTGGCCGCGCGCCGCAACCTGCAACAGCGGACGGGCGACCCGACCGATACGGCTGTCGCCATCCGCGACATGCCGCAGATTCTCGACAGGACCGTGGCGCGCGGATCGGAGCACATGCGCGTCGCGCAGGGGCTGGCGCGCCTCACGCCAGAGGTCTTCCAGATGGTGCGCGGCGGGGCGCTGCCGCAGGCCCATGGCCAGCTCATCGGCTGGAAGGTGCCGCAAGGCCCGCGACAGGCGGCGGCGGCGGATGCGCTGATCCGCACCGGCATCAAGGGCACGGAATCCGTCGCGGCCTTCCTCGACCAGATCAACGCCCTGGAGACGCGCGCAGGCGGCGAGATCGCCGACCTGTTCGGCGAGGCGAGCGTCGCCCGCAGCCTGGCCGTGGAGGTGGCGGAGCTGCTGCCCCGCGTCGCCAAGGCGCTGAAATCGGACAAGAGCGCCTTCGCCCGCGTCAATGGCGCAGCCGAGGCGCTTGCGAGCGAAGGCAACGTCATCGCGCGGGAGGCGAACGCTGCGAGGGCGGAAGCCAGCGGGGCGGGCGCGGTGCTGGTCCAGAAGCTGGCCACGGTCGATGGGCCGGTGCGCGACATCATCCTGGACGGCGCGCGCCGCATCGCCAATGGCGAGAAGCCCGGCAAGATCGCCGATCACGTCTCCAGCGAGATCGCGGGGCTGGTGAAGGAGCGCGGGGCCAATGCCCTGCTTCCGCGCGCCACCCGAACCATCGACGGGGTGCAGGCGCTCAGCCCCAGGCTTGACGCGCCCGCCGGGCCGGACGCCGTGCGGCAGGTGGATGACCTCATGCGAGACGCCATGCGCCAGCCCACGGAAGCGCCGCTGAGACTTGAGCGGACGACGTTGGCAAAAGCCTTCGGCGATGACGTCACAGGCTTTCCACTGTTGGGGAAGCAGCAATATCAGTTCAATAACGAGGTTGTGTTCAATATTCGACAGGATCAACGCCTTGTCGGATATGCGCTCGTTGACCCGCCGCCATCTGATGGCGTTGCCACCATTCGGGCGATCCGCAGTGTCGGAGAGACCCCTATGTCATTCGGGACGGTTGCCACCCGCAGCCTAGTCGGCGAGATCAAGCGCGAATTTCCAGATGCAAAAGCTATCACAGGCTTCCGCCAAACAGGCGCACGCCAGCTGAGCAGCGCAGATGGCCAAGGCGGGCGCGCAATCTTGTGGTTCGATGCGGACGCCAAAGCGGCCAATGCTCGTGCTGAACTGGAATGGTTGGCGCGTGAGTCACAAATAAAAATGGAGGCCGACGCCCCAGAAGCGCCGCGCGAGCGGCAAGCGCCGCAACAGGCGGCATCCGACACCGCGCCAGCCCGCGCCGCCGAAGCGCCCGCGCCGGATGGGATGCGTTTAAACGCCGACTCTGGCGACGGCCAAGCCTCGCTTCTCGACATGGTTCCGGGGGAAGACACGGGCCGGATGGAGGACGGGCTGAAAGCCGGCTCCGGCGCATTGCGCAGCCGGGAGGATGTGCTTGCCGAAATCCGCCGTCTCGACGAACGCGAGACTGTCATCACCGCCTGCATCGGGGGGAGCGCGCCATGAGCATCCGGGACTGCATCATCCGTGCCGGCGAGGCCGGCGAGCTGACCAAGGCCGAAGTCTCGGAGCTGGTGAAGCGCCATGACGAGCTGGCCGGCGAACACCGGCTGGCGCTGGGCGACGCCGGCGCGACAAGCGACATCGCGCGCCGGATGATCGAGGAACAGAAGGCCGAAAAGGTGCTGCGCCAGCGGCGCGAACTCTTGCAGCTCAAGGCCTCCGACATGATCCGCGCCGATCTCGCCAAGGCGCGGAGCGAAGGTCTCCCCATGTCGCAGGCGGCGATCCTGCTTCTTGAGAGCTATGGCGAGGCCCCGTTCAAAAGCGCCGTCGGAGGCCAGCGCGCCATCCTCAGCCTCGCGCGGGCCAAGCTGGAGGGATTGCTCAACGAATTCGAGCGCCACTGGCTGACCGGCGGCACGCCGAACCGCGCGCTTCTGGACGATGTGGTGCGCGAGGCCCATGGCCAGGACACGGGCAGCGCAAGGGCCAAGGCGCTGGCGCAAAGCTGGCTGACGGTGGCGGAGGATTTGCGTCTTCGCTTCAACGCCGCCGGCGGCTCCATCGCCAGGCTTGACAGCTGGGGCATGTCGCACAGCCATGATCCGGCGGCGCTGTTCAACGCCGGCTTCAAGGCATGGAAGGACTTCATCGCCCCGCGCCTCGACCGGGCGAAGATGCTGCATCCCCTGACAGGCCAGGCCTTCACGGATGCCGGCTTCGACGGAATGCTGCGCCGTGTCTATGACCGCATCACCACGAATGGCGATGTGGACCTGACGCCCTCGCGCGCGCCGCAGGGCGGCTCGCTGGCGACGCGGCACGCCGACCATCGGTTCCTGCAATTCAAGAGCGCGGACGACTGGCTGGCCTATGACAACGCCTTCGGTCGGGGCAACGCCTTCGCCGCGATGATGGACCATGTGAACACCTTCTCCCGCGACATCGCGCTGATGGAACGGCTGGGTCCCAACCCGGCATCGACCATAAGGTGGCTGCAACAGGTGGTGGACGAAGACCGCGCCAAGGGCGTTGTTGCGGGCAATGGCGCTGTGGCGCGCCTGAGCGGGGTAGGCGATTCCCATCTGCTGGGCCGTGTCTATGAGGATGTGTCCGGCGCGGCCTTCGTGCCGGTCGATGCGCGGATCGCCGCCGGATTCTCGATGCTGCGCGGCTTCCATACGGCCACGAAGCTTTCGGGCGCAGTTCTGTCATCCGTGACCGACATCGGCACAAACACCCTGGCGCGCGAGTTCGCCGGCCTCTCCGGCACGCCGCTGGTTTCGGCCTTCGCCGACACGATCAAGGCGCTCGGCCCCGGCGACCGTCAGCTGGCGCTGCAAGCGGGGCTGGCGGTGGAGCGCGCGCTGACCGTTTTCAACCGGGAGGCCTCGCACCTCGCGACCTTCGACGGGCCGATGTGGTCGCAATGGCTGGCCGACCGGACGCTGGGCCTCTCCGGCCTCACCGCCTTCACGCGCGCCGGGCGGGAAGGCTTCGGCCTCGCCTTCCTGCGCGAGCTGGCCGGGCATCGCGGCGTCGAATTCCGCGCCCTGCCGGAGAAGATCAGGGCCGGTTTTGAGCGCTACGGCTTCGACGAAAGCCTGTGGAACCGCTACCGCCAGACGCCGGTCAAGGACGGCATCATCCGCCCCATCGACGTTGAGGCGGCGGGCGAGCGCGAGGCGGCTGAAGGGCTTCTCAGCATGGTGCTGATGGAGACCGAATTCGCCGTGCCGGCTTCGGTGCACCGCGTGCGCGCCGGCGAAAACATGATCGGCGTCGAGACGAATGCGCAGCGCGGCACCGTGGGCGGCGAACTCTGGCGCTCGATGTTCCAGTTCAAGAGCTACGCGCTGATGGTGTCCAAGCTTCAGGCGATCCGCGCGGGACAGGTCTCGGCGATGACCGGCGAGCGCTGGAAGGGCGGCGCTTACTTCGCAGGCTTCATGCTGACGGCGACGCTGCTGGGCGGCATGGCGGTGCAGCTCAAGGACATGTCGCGTGGCAAGGACCCGCGCGACATGAGCGACTGGAAGTTCTGGATGGAGGCGATGTTCCAGGGCGGCGGGCTTGGCATCATGGGCGATTTCGTCCGCTCCGAGACCAACCGCTTCGACAACGGGCTGGCGACGACGCTGGCGGGGCCGCTGGCCGGCTCAATCTCGCAGATCGTCGATGCGACGGCGACGCCCCTGCTGGACATGGCGAAGGGCAAGAACCCGAATGTCGGGCGCAAGGTCGCGAATGTCGTGAGCCAGAACACGCCCCTGCTGCCCTTCTACCTGCGCACGGGCTATGAGCGCGCCGTGATCGACCGGCTGCGCTGGGCCATCGATCCGCAGGCGGCGCGCGGCTTCTCGGATCAGGTCAAACGGCTGCGCAAGGAGCACAACCAGGAGTTCTTCTGGTCGCCCGGCGAGGCCGCGCCGGGCCGCGCGCCTGACATGGGAGCCGCTTTCGGCCCGTGATTCACGCCGCGTCGCGGGTCGCGGCGCGGGGTTACGGTCCCGCATGGCCGTCGCAACCAACAACGACCGAGCGATCAGCATCGTGGCCTCTGCCGGGCAGACCGCGCTCGATCTCGATTTCAGGCTCATGGATGGCGTCGCCGACGTGAAGGTGACGCGCAAGCGGGCTGCGGTCATCACGGCGCTCGCCGCCAATGCCGACTACACCGTGGCGACGCTGGGAAACGGCAACGCCAGCGTGGTGCTGACGGTGCCGGCGCTGGCCGGCGACATCTATGATTGCGTCGGCGAAAGGCCTCTCGGTCGCGCCCTCGACCAGGCGCAGCGCGGCAACCTCACCGCTTCCGACGTGAATCGCGAGTTCGACTCCCTCGCCATCCAGATTCAGGAGATCGGGCGCGCCGCCGGCGCGGACATTCCGGGGCTGCTGGCCGACGCCCAGGCGGCGGCGACGCAGGCGAATGCCAGCGCCATCTCCGCCTCGGCAGCCGCCGCAACCGTCGCCACGGTGGCGGTGGCCGCAGGCGTCGATCTCAACACGCGCGTGACGACGCAGCGCATCGTGATGACCGATCCGGTCAACGGCCCGGCGGGCGCTGCGGGCCGGCGCTTCATCGTCGAGGTGATGGCGGACCCGGCCAACGGCTCGATCCTCGAACAATGGGCCGTGCTGGTCGATGGCGGCGCGGATGTGGCCGGTTGGCTGCGCCGCCGGAACGCCGCCGGCATCTGGAGCGGCTGGGTCGCGCTTGCCTCCGCCGGCGCATCCTATCCGTTCACGCCCACCGAATCCGTCTTGGCGCTGCGCAATGTCGTGGCCGCCGACGCCGGCAAGGTGCTGCTGTGCAGCGGCACATTCACCGTGGCGCTAGGCGCGGCGGCCTCCCTGGGCAACGGCTTTCCGGTCACGGTGCGCAACGCCGGCGCGGGCGTCATCACCATCGACCCCGCCGGGGCGGAGACCGTCAACGGCCTCGCCACTCTGGCGATCTATCCCGGCGAAACGGCACAGCTGGTCTGTGACGGCACGAACTGGCGCGCTCTGGGGCTTGCGGATGAAATCGTCTTGGCGAAGGCCGTCACGACAGTGGCGGCGGTCGATGTCGAGTTGAGCCTGCCCGCAGGCTTCACGTCCTATTCGCTGCGCTGCGAGAATTTCCGGCCAAGCGCAGCTGCTGAAATATTCGCCCGCTTCAGGGTAGGCGGTTCGCTGCTGGTGACCGGGTATTGGTGGCATCAATATTATTTCTCAGCCTCTCCGGGACCCTATGCTTCTTCAACCGGCACCGTCAATTCAACCGGTATTTCATTTGCCGTCGGCAACGGCGCTCCTCTGGGACCTGATCCTTCTGCGCTGACGGCAGAGATATCGCCCGGCGACGCCACGACATTCGGTGGCATCCAATGGCGTTACTTCGCCAGCATCTACCATTCATTAGCGTTTGGGAGGCCTGGCACGGCGGGCAGGCTGGAGGCCATCCAACTGCGCTGCGTCTCGCCGGCGACCGTGCAGGCCGGACTCACCTACAGCCTGACCGGGAGGCGGACATGATCCGTCCCGTCCGCATCGTTGATGGTTTGATGATCGAACTGACCGATGATGAAATCGCCGCCATCAGGGCCGAGGCCAACGCGGCCATCGCGGCCAGCGCCACCCCGCGCGCCTCGCTGCTCTCGCAGGAAGCCTTCTGGAAACGCACCACCGAAGCGGAGGCGGAACTGATCGACGCCGGCATGAAGCGCCAGCCGGCGCGCACCCGCCGCATCTTCGATTCCGGGGCCGATCTCGACACGCAAGACCCGATGTTCGCCGGTTTCCGGCAGGGCCTGCTCTCCGCCGGCTTCGAGCCTGACCGCGTGGATGAACTGCTTCAACCCACACACTGAGGTGAGCTATGATGCCCAAGCAATCTGATGTGCTGGCCTATCGCTCGGTCTATGGAGACCCGCGCCGCAAGGGCAATGTGTCCGTGGTCTCACCCTCCTGGTATGCGGGAAGCATGACGCGGCTGGCGGTGCCGTTCCGCATGACCTATGCGGGCCAGCCGCTCAAGGGGCTGATGTTCCACAAGGATGCGGCCCCGCATTTTGCCAGGCTGTTCCAGCTGTTGCTCGATGAGGCCAAGGGCAAGCAGGCAACGCTCGACCATTGGGGCGTCTCGATCACCGGCGGCTCTTTCAACTACCGCCTGATGCGCGGACTGAACACGCTGTCGATGCACAGTTTCGGATGCGCACTCGATCTTGACCCCGTGCGCAACGGGCTGGGCGACGCCAGCCCGCGCTTTGCCGAGTTTCCCGAAGTCATGAGGGCCTTCCGCGCCTCCGGTCTGTGCTGGGGCGGCGACTGGGACGGCGACGGCTCCCGTGCCGACCAGCGCCGCCATGACGGTATGCACCTGCAAGCCACAGCACCCATCCAGTGAACCCGCGCCCGGCGGAACCGGGCCATCCAATGGAGCACTTCCAAATGAACACAGACATGTTTTCCGGCATCCTGCGCCATGTGCTGACAATCGCGGCGGGCGGACTGGTCAGCAAAGGCGTGATCAACGCCAATGATGCACAGATGGCGGTAGGCGCTGTTGTCGCGCTGGCGGGCATCGGCTGGTCTGTCTGGTCCAAGCGTAAGCCTGCCTGATCGACGGGATGCCAAGGACAGGACAATGACCAAGCCGACATGGTGGAAGCCGGAGGTCACGCCCGGCAATGTCGTGAGCTGGATGATGATCGCTGTCGGCGGCGTCAGCGTGTTCACCGTGCTCCTGGCGGACGTGCGGACCCTGCAAGCGGCGCGCGATGACATGCGCACACGTCTGGAGAAGATCGAGGTCCGGGCCGAACAGGACCGCATGGCGCTCGCCGAAATCAAGGGCGACATCCGCGTGATCAGGCAGATACTCGAAGGCGCGCCCCGCCGGCCATGACGCCGCATCCTGTCTGCGCACCACGCCTAACCCTGGCCTATGATTCCGCCAGGCTGGCGCTCAAGCTGCATGTGCCCGTGATCCGCGATGATGGCGAAGCCGCCGCGATGACGGTGCCGATCAGCGACGCCTGCGCCCTTGCGATGCTGGCGATCCTGTCGCAGCATGTAGCCGGACGGATCGTGCGACAAAACGCTGATTTATGCGCATTATCGCAAGGCGACATGAGTTAAGTCATTGATATTATTGAGATTGACGCTGACTCTTAATCAGCGGGTCGTAGGTTCGAGCCCTACATCACCCACCAATCCTTGTTTAACATAATCAAATAAAGCATTGATATTGATAAGGTCTGCCCCTGTGGCGCGCCG